CCCATTAAATTATATCTAGATGGAATTTTGCAAGGTTCTTATGGTACCGCTGCAACAACATTTAGTTTTGGTAATAGGCAGTATATAGGTTCGAGTTTTTTATTGAATGAAAATTTAGATGGATTATCATTAAAAAATTTCAGAATTACTAATACAGCAGTATATACTGGTGATTTTACAAGACCGGAAGCTGATATTCCATTATCAGCTATATCAGGCACACAATTATTATTGCATTTCAATAATAAAAACAAACAAATATTTGATAGATCCGGAAATAATGATTTGATAATAGGTGGCGCGCCAAAAATAGTGTCAAATACACCCCCAGCTTATGTAGTAGGCAAATGGGAAGATGATAAAGTAATTTACTTTAACGGCGTAAATGACAGTATATCAATATTAAATACAAATTTCAATTCTTCAGAATTTACATTACGCTGTAGATTTCAAATATTTAGTGACATGTATTTTGGGCGTGGAGCTATAGTTTCAAAAAGCTTTGGTTCCGCCGTAGGATCATTTAGATTAGAATATGACGGAAGAACTGCTATAGCAGCAGCCTCTAGAGGTGTTACTTTTAGATATTCAACAAATGGAACTACTTGGAATAGTATTTTCATGATAAGAAATGATGATATGGGGCTTTGGGGGGGTAGATCAACACATATATATGACATGGCGTTTGTCTCAGTTGATAATACATTAAAAGCTTATGTCAATGGAGTATTATTATCTTCTGTAAATTTAGCTAGTCCTATTTTTTCGGACAGTCAACCAATTTATATAGGAAATGACGGCAACGGGCATTTTTATGGTCACATTGATAATGTGACATTATTAAATAAAGCTGTTTATACATCTAATTTTTCTATCACTGCTAGAGATTATTATTTGAAAGATGCAGTATTTTGTATTGATGGTAATGTTGATGCATCTAGTCTCGATTCGACTCATAGCCAGTTTAAGGATGAAAGTTCGTATAATAGGACAATATATTCAACCTTTCCCGGGCCCATATCTAATAAATCATCTGTTGCAACACAGCGATCATTGATAGATACCAAAAAATATTCATATGCATTTTCACCTAATTATATAAACCATAAAAATGTATATGCAGATTACATTGAATTTGAAAATACTAATGATTTTAATCCGCAGACGTGGTTGGGATTTACTATTGAATGCTGGGTTAAAACAAATAATAAAAATTTAGCTAAACAACCTATATTTAATATAGCTAATAGCTATTTTAATTTGAATTTGCAAAATGGTATACCCGTGTTCGGTGATTTAATAATATCTGATACACAATTGGATAATAATTGGCATCATATTGCAGTAGTTATGAATATGTTCAATGTATATTTGTACGTTGATGGTATATTAAAACAAACATCATTTTATCAAACATATACAGGCGGCACGATGCGAATTGGTGCTGATTTTTCAACGCCCATAAATGTATTCGATGGTTATATATCTGATTTGCGTATTACAAAAAATCAAGCACTTTATGTCAATGATTTTACCCCGCCAACATCCACATTAACAGTCAATGGCAACGGTGGTGCACTTTATGGAAATACACCAACCGAATATCCATTGATCGAGAATGTTTTGCTTCTAGAAGCTGATGATAAATCTACTAACCCAGCTACAGACATATCATATCCTAATTTATTAAATGGTGCATCTATTACACAAGCACCTTCAGCAGAGTTTAGTCCATTTTCGCCCGAAGAAATATATAATAAATATTCTCACGGTGGAAGTATATATTTTGATGGCACAGGGGATTTAATTACTGTTAGTGAAAAAAATGACGAATATACATTCGGAAGTAGTGATTTTACCGTTGAATTTTGGTATTATGCAGTAGGTGATCCAACTGGTGACACGCCATTATTGACATGGCAGGGTACAGATACTTTAGCCGACGGTATAAAATTTAGTTTTATTAATTCTAATGAAATAAGAGCTGAATTGGGCAATAATAATATTGCTGACGTAACATTAAACGGAACGGGATCATTCACAAATCAATGGAATCATATTGCACTTACAAGATCATCAAATAATTATAGATTATTTATTAATGGAAAAACAGCCAGAACATTGTCTTATGTGGGTTTGAATTTGTTTAATGATAATAATAGTATTAAATTAGGTGAGAATAACTGCAAAGGATATATGTCCGATGTGAGAATAACTAAAGGTGAATGTTTGTATAATGAATTTTTTATACCATCCAGTTCAGCACTAACGTTGACAGATAATGGTGCAACTGGGTTCGGTGCTACATTGTTAACAGTGAGTCCAAATTTATTAATTAATGGCATTAAAGCTGGAATATATGATGCATCTGCTAATAATAATATTTTATTAGAAGGAAATTCATTTGCAGTATCTTTAGATGATACCGTAAATGCATCAACAAATTATAAAGAAAATACTTTGATATTTAATGGCAGAAAAAATAACAATTACTTACAGCTACCTGCTAGCCTAAGTTTAGATTTTTCAAATGATTTTTGGATTGATTTTTGGATGAAAAGTAGCAAATTTGGTCATGATACATTAAGCAGAAGAATCATTACACTAGGCAGTGTCAGTTCTGTGAGCGCATTACATGTATGCATTAATGCTACAGGAAATGATAGAAAATTGCAATTATTTTCTAATACTAATATTCTTTCAACAAATTTTGATTATGCTGATGGTATATGGCATCATGTAGGTATAGGAAGAAAAGGATCAACACTTTCTGTTTATAGAGATGGGGTATTTGATGCATCGGCTATTAACAGTGTAAATTACAATGATGGTATTGTAAATGGTGCCTTCGTAGGCATATATGGTGATGCTTCTAGAAATAAAGGTAGATATGATGGCAAATTAACATCAATCAGAATTATTAACGGAGAATGTGTTCATACTAGCAATTATGCATTGCCTAGTGCAGCGGCTACATTAACACAAGATGGTGGCACGGGTGTTAATAATATGGGCAACGTATCATTGTTTTTGAAGCTGAACAATATTATCGCACCAGTAAATAGCCATATTATAACATCTGCAGCAGAGAAATTATCTAGCATAACTGAATATTCAAAAACTGGTAATTTAACCAATTTTTATGCTTTGACTTCTTCGCGACTGCCATCACGCAGTGCTCCCGGCACTACCGCTTCATTGTTTATACCCGGTAATCGTTTCCTGAGGGCACCTTTAACAAACTTCCAAAGCAAAGGAGATTGGACCATAGAAACATATGTATATCCACTTACTTCCGCAAAAGAAAATACGGTAATATTTGGTCTTACTGAAAGAACAATACTATCAATTAATGATTTGTCTTTATGTTATAGCGATGGTGCTTATAAATTGCGCAATTCATTATTACCTAATGGTATAAATTTGTCTGCGGCGGGATCATTAAGTGCGTGGTCACACGTAGCTGTATGTAAGAAAAATAATAATTTATCAATGTATGTAAATGGTACGCGCACAACTGCATCTACCGCTAATATTGATGTGCAAATGAATCCATTATCAACTACCGCAATGCTTATTGGTGCTTTAGGAGTTGATGATGCCTTTGGTGCGCAAGCTGTTTTTTATGGAGATATATATAATACAAGAATTATAGATGGTCGCGCATTATATGACGGAAATTTCAATACTACTACAGTAGTAGTACCATCCACATTATCAGCAACAGCAGATACGGTATTTCTCTATAATAATGCAAAAGATACTTTATATTATAAACCAGGTCCTATTGAAAAGACTGTTATAACAGGATATTTGAATGGGAATGAAAAAACACAATTGACTGTTAATAACAGCTTAAGTGATACTCTTTTAAATAATATATCTATACAAAATGGCGGAGTACTTACATCGCCTTCAAATACCAATTCAAATATCAACATTACAAATAATGGATTGAAGATTGGTGCGGGTGGTAAATTTGTATTGTCTGCCGGTTTTGGTTACAAAAAAACAGTAAATCTTGTCGAATCAAAAATACATGTTATGCATGGTGGTAGCTTACAGGTAGCAGGTCTTCAAAAGACAGGATATGTTACTCTAACTGGATCACACGCAGCTAGCTCTACTGTATTCACATTTAATGAAACTCCTGTTAATTGGTTATCTGGTGATAGTTTATTATTGTTACCAACATCTGCAGCTGCTGCACAATTCGATGAATTAACAGCAAGATCAACAGTTAATAATAGATTATCTACAACATCTGCATCAGTTTATATTCACCAAAATTATGATGGTATACCTACAGTAGTAAATGCATCAAGAAATATATCAATTAAAGGATTAAATTCTTCACGCCGTGGTTGGATACAATTCGATAAATCATCAAATAGCTATATTTGTGATACTGAATTTGAAAATCTCGGTATGGATGGTGTAACTACAGAATCATTAATATTCAATGTTAATCAAGATGGATATGCTTTATTATCTGGGTGCTATATAGATGGAACAGGCAGCACTAATGTGAATGGAAATAATTTATTCGATAAATGCTATAATTTAAATTTATTAAATAATACCTTCTATAATCATTCTGGTGATGCACTTTGTATTAATAAATCATTATATAATTCTAATATTTCCAATAACTTGCTATTGCGTTCGGGGTTAAATGGATTGCGTTTTGAAAATATTTCATTAAATGCTGATGTTGTAATGTCTAATAACATTGCTATAGCAAATGGTAGTAGAGGTACATTCATAGATAACGTAGATGGATATGTAAACGGCATAAAAAATTGGCTGAACACTTCACACGGTTTATATTTTGCTACGCCTAGCAAAGGCGAAAATATAGACTTAACAAATAATGATACTGTTGTAAATGATGAAGCAACAAATAATACGGTTTCATTCGATACGCCATTTGCCGATTCTTTCCCCGAAGAAACATGCACAGGATCGTATACAAAATCTATTTCGTGGAATAAAAATTCTAGCTATTTATTTGAAGATGATTTTACAATAGAAGGATTCTTTAAGTTCAATGCAGCAAGTACACAAGAATCTAGATTGTTTGTTACTAATCCCGGAGTTGAAGGTATTGGCTCAATAAAATTAACTTATGTGGTCAATACTAGAGTATTGAAATTCTATACTAATGAAAGTACGAATACCGCTAAAATTACTGTTACTGTACCATATGCACCTCTTAGTATATGGCATCATATTGCAGTGTGCAGAGAAGACGGTGTTATTTCATTATATTTTAACGGTGAAAGATTAGGCACATATTCGTCTAACTTTGAATTTGATGGTACCGTGGCAGGGATTGCTATTGGATCTTCGACATTAGATTCAATATCAAAATCAGTATATGGGTTCCGTGTATTAAGATCGGCTGTATATGCTTCGCAAAATAATATTACAATACCCATTACTCCATTCACAGTTGATAGTGATACTGTTTTATTATATAAACGAACAATAAAAACAGGTACTACTAATATAAACAATATAGAAAATTATTACAATACTGCGGGCGGCATGTTTGTAGATGGATCAAATACCAATATTGAAAATACTACTATCTCTAATATAAGCAGTGTTAATAACACTACCTTCGGTATTTCTATTAGCAGTACAAATAATGATTACAGAGAATCAATGTCTGTAACTGCAAAAGATTTGTATATTGAAGGTAATAAAACAATAGGATTTATTATTAATAATATGACAACTATTTTATCCGGAGTTTATATTGCAAATAGTACTAATAACAATGCTCAATTTAAATTGGGTTCGGGGTTCACTAAGATAAATGGATTAACATCATTGATGGGTAATAATAATCCAAATATAATTATACATTCATCTAAGAGTTACAATCCAGTAAATTTCAATAAAGTATTTTTAGATAAAAGTACTTTATTAACAAATAATTATACTGGCATACCCTTATATATTAGAGATACAGAATTTTCAAATTTTAATTTCGATAATTCAACTATTTCTAATGTAACTACAGGATATTCCATTTCTTTGAGCGGTTATGTGTTAGGGTCTTATCAATTTACAAATACATCCATTACAAGTGCGGGTGTACAAAATCTATCATGTTTACCTGTTAGAAATATTAAAACAGCGGGTGTAGTATTCATGAATAAAAATGGTGTAGTTGGTAATCATGAATCATATACAAGATTAGGAAAACGAAGCACTGATACAACTTTATCAGCAGGAAATGTTGCTGAGAAATTAACGCCATATTCTGCGACTGATAAATTTAAATCTGGTAGTAAATTTGTATCTATTAATGATGGAAATGATGTAACAGTGAAATTAAATGTAGCTGTATCAAATGATTATAATGGAAATAATCCGAGATTGATTATTAAGAAAAATTCATCGATAGGAATTCCACAAGATCATATTTTATATACAATACCCAAGACAACAACTTACACTGCGGTAACCGCAACAACTCCAGTTGTGCAGGGAAATGGCATAATGGAATTTTATGTAGATTGTGATGGCACCATCGGGTCTATCTACGTAGATGATTGGAAATTAATTAACAACTAAAATATTATGGCAAACACAAATATAGACGGAAATTTAAATTATTGGCAAGAAGGCGAAGGTTCGGTTGATATAGGACAATTGTGTGAAGATATGGGAAACCAAGAATTTTGGTCCATGGGCGCACCTGTTGGTTATTTATATAATCTTGAATCGTGCCAATCACAAGAAGGTTATTTGAATACCTTCGTTGTAATGATCGGGTTCTAAACCCTCTCACATTTTAAAAGCACTGTCACGCGGTCAATATTTTCCGCTGACAGTGCTTTTATTATTAATATATTATCTTTTTGAAGATATTCTTCCCAATCCAAAACATCTAAGTCTCTATTCTTTATATCATTAGATATAAATGGTTTATTGTTGTTACATATAGATATCATATTGGGATAATTGTCATAATCACAAGTTTGTATATCTAATAGAACAGAACCAGTAACGGTAGCTAATAAAGTCCAAGCTACTACATTCAAATTAAATGGAACAGTAAAATAATTAACATCTTCTCCTCCCACTAAAGACTCTGGAGTGTTTATATCATATGATATGGTATAATATTCTCTACCACCTATTGGAATAATATTCGTGGCATCTCCGTTCCCATTTTCACCACTACCATAGTAAAGAACGTCATTTATTTCATTGAAGGCCAGTTCGCCATTTTTTAAACTAGAGGGGGCCCCCGCAGATCCTACCCTTCTTCGTTTTATTTTTATCGTACTATACTCTGGCATGGTCAGTATCACTATTTATGCAACTATTAAAAAAATAAAAGCATATGCAAAGCTTTGTTAATAAATAAAAATATGGGAATTGAAAAGGTAACACAACAACAAAGATTTACTTCTCCTAATATTGTAATCGGTGGTGATAACATTCCTATAGATACAGGACTTTCAGTATACGGGAAGATTACTACTACAGATAATATTAGATCTGGAAATAATATTCACGCATCCGGTGACATATCTACAGATAAAGGCATTTCTTTTGAAGGTGATATTTCAGGATTAAATGCATATGCGTCATTCAGACACGTCACAGCAGAAACGGGGTTAAATGTCGCAAATGGAAACCTCAATGTACCTAACGGAACAGTGACTGGAAATTCTTTGATATCTAATAATGGTTTAACTGTTAATAATGGAAATTTAGATTTAACCGGAGGTTCCTTGGTAAATGCCGATGCAATTAACGCAAATTCTTTGGTATCTAATAATGGAGTTACCGTTAATAATGGAAACATTAGTGTTCCTAATGGAACAATAACGGGAAATTCTTTGGTATCCAATAATGGAGTTACCGTTAATAATGGTTCGTTGAATGTGCCTAATGGAACAATAACGGGAAATTCTTTGATATCTAATAATGGGTTAACTGTTAATAATGGAAATCTTAATGTACCTAATGGAACAGTAACAGCTACATCTGTTAATGCAACTAATATTACTGTTACAAATTCTATAACAAATACAAATAATACGCCATTTATCAAACCACAAGATTTATTGCCGGGTGATGGTGCTGTGGACGGCGCATTATTGCGATACAATGGAAATACAACTAAGTGGGAACCGTATCAAGCAGTTTCAGTAGGTTTGGGTAGATATCAATCTAGTTTTGATCCTAGGTGGTACGGTGCTACCAATACCGGTAAATTATCCACATTTAATTCTGCTGGTTCTGTCTTTAATCCCATTACTATAACAGGAGTAACTCCATGGAAAAAAATAATTAAAATAGCTGACGCTGCACGAGGCAATGCGGGTCATGCTGATTGGTCGACTCCCTATTTAGGATCGCCGGTTTTATATAGAAAGATGTTTTTAAATAATATAGGTGTAATTAGTTGGAATTACACAGGCACTCCAGCAAACGCAAGATCAAATTTTTCACCTTCAATATCCATACAAGGAGTCCGTGCTGACGGAACAATAAGAGGTCGATTAGGCAATGTTAGAGTTACAAGTGTGAATGTAGTTACAGGAGTTCAAGCAGGTACCGGCACCACGGATCCGAATACTGGTATGGTAACCGGAGGTACAATTGTGGCTGTATCAGATGGCACTATAACGCAAAGACAACAAACCCCCGCGTCTAATACCAACTACGTTATTAATACTCAAACTGACGGAGGTAATACATATGCTAACGGACCACAAGACCAGTCAGTTTCGATACTTTCAGCGGGTGATTTCAGGCAAATACATCCTGAATGTGGTGACAATCAAAATGGCAATGGTACTATTACAAGTTGGAATATTACAGAATCACAATTTAGATATGCAGCACCATGGTATAGTCTCCCTACTTTTAGAAATGATACAACTCAATATAAAAATTTAGGTCAAAGTTTTACTCTGGAATTAAATTATATAGATTCTGGTGGATGGCCAAATACAACAATTTTTCAGAATAATGGCACAATAATTCATATGTTTACATATGAATTGAAATCATTCATGTATGGTAGTACACCAGTTATGGTAACCGTTAGAGGTGAAATGTATGTTTATGATGATGTATTTAATCCTAATGTTTCTTATAACATAGTATTATATCCACCCAAACAAACAGCATCAGATGCAGATGAAACTGCGGGCGATATTGTATCAAGAATATTTGAAGGAAGAATTGCCGTTACTTATTAATCTTGTTTATCTGTAGGTAATTCAATATCACGTTCCTTAGCTACAGATTTCATCTTAGCTAGATAAGCTATCATGGTTTCTGGTCTCTTTCCGCCGTGTTGGAAATCATTTCTTCTATTAATCAAATCTTTATAAATTTTCTTAAAACGCTCTTCTGAAATATCATAAAGATCAACATCTTTATCTTCTCCGGAATATTTTTCTTCATTGTTTTGTAGGTAATCAATAAAATCATCAAACTTGGACTGCTTTTCAGGAGAGGTAGAATAACCTAATTTTGTCATTCTTGCCCAGTTTAATACTCTTCCTAAATTAGCCTTAGTGGGGCTATCGTTAATAAACTTTTTTACAAATGCAATTTTATCATCAACATCTTTGATTTTCTTGGCATCTGTTCTGGCATCTTGCCATTCAGTATTAAATTTATTAACAGTCTCTGTGTAAAATTGTTTAAAAGAACTCATGTTGTTATTTACTCCATTTTATCATATGCCTGCAATCTGGCCAGATATAACCAACTTCTGGATCAGCGTTTGGAAAAACATCTCCATAAAATACTGGATCCTTTTTCTTTAGAACACATTGATGGGTGTAATGAATCTTTTCGTCTCCAAACCAAAAAGGCAATTCATTATTAGAAGAGAAGAAATCCTTATAAAAAGCAATTTGGTCTTCCGTGTTATCTTTATAACCTCTACGTTTCCATTCCTGGCAAGAAACAATTCCATATTCTACTAACTGATTAAAGTGTCCCCACCACATCCATTTACATGGATCTCTAAACCCCAATGTCTTATCTTGATCAGGCTTCATTTGGAATGATCTCAAAATACCTAAAACCTCAGCTCTTTGTTTTCCGAGTCTTCTATAATCCAAGACTCTTAAAGATTTTTCATAATCAGGATAAGGGAGAAATGTTTGCATGATTAATAAGTTCAAGGGTTTCGAAACCCAATATATTAAAAACATGTTTAGAGTTGATAAAATTGATAAGCTCAATGAACTTAGCCGGCGCGCAAAATATGATAAAGCTCATTGGGAAGAACTTAAATTAGTAACATTTACTTTGAATAAAGAAATTGATCAAGATGAAAAACATAACTTCAATATTATTTTTGATTTGATAAAATCAAAAAATGCTGAGTATTTTTCTATTTTGAATGATGGGTTTCATTGCAGTACTCCAATAAAGAGTGATGTGTTTGGACCAGATTGGAATGTTACTCTAAGCTGGCGTTCTTCTTATTATAATATTAATAAAAAAATGGGTTATTGGGGTTGCCATCTTTTCAGGCATAATACAGAGTATAAAGGCTTATATGTAAAAACTGGAAACACATATAAACGATATACAAAACGAAAGGATATTTTAAATTTTTATTTTGATAAAGGGTTGGGCACTACTACTACACAATTACCTCTACCAGCACCTGAATTCAATAATGAAACCGCCATTGACATTAAAACCAATCTAGAGATGATCTCTCGTTTTGTAACTAGGAGCATTATTATTACTAATCTTAAATTGATTCGTCGTTTTGTTAAAAGTTTCCATTGGAATGGAAAAGAAGAAATCGTAAAAGAACTTAAAAAATATTCACACATCAGATAAGCATCAGAAACCCCTTAAAATTTAACCATCAATTAAAACATATGGCTACTACATCAAATACCACAATCAGAACCATCAGTCCGAAATCAGCAACCAAAGCAATTAAGCGTGCTATGTCTAAGCGTCGCCCAATCATGCTCTGGGGTCCTCCTGGAATCGGTAAGAGTGACGTCGTTGCACAAATCGGTGCAGAACAAGGCCGCGAAGTGATCGACATTCGTTTGGCTCTCTGGGATCCTACGGATATTAAGGGAATGCCTTATCTTAATGAAAAAGACGGCACTATGAATTGGGCACCTCCAAGTGAATTGCCGCATGATCCAAATAGTAAAGCAATCGTCTTCTTGGATGAAATTGTTTCAGCACCTCCTGCTGTTCAAGCTGCAGCTTATCAGTTGATCTTGAATCGCCGTGTAGGTAAGTATCGTTTGCCAGATGGTGTAGACATTGTAGCTGCTGGTAATCGTGAAGGTGATCGCGGCGTTACCTATAAGATGCCAGCTCCATTGGCTTCACGGTTTATTCATCTCGAAATGACAGTGTCTAATGATGACTGGGTAGATTGGGCGGTGAATCATAATGTTCACCCTGACGTTATTGGTTATATTTCATTTGCAAAGCAAGATCTTTTCAATTTTGATCCGCAGTCTCCATCTCGTTCTTTTGCATGTCCGCGTACCTGGAATTTCGTATCTGATCTTCTCTGGGATGAAGATGAAGATGTTAATTCTTTGACAGATCTCGTATCGGGAGCTATTGGGGATGGATTGGCTTTGAAGTTCGTAGCACATCGTAAGCTTTGCGGTAAGTTACCTAAGGCAATTGATATTCTTGAAGGTAAAGTAACAGAGCTTAAGAACAAAGAAAGTCGTGAGGTATCTGCAATGTATTCTCTAACGGTTTCTCTCTGTTATGAATTGAAAGAATTGGCAAATGCTAAGACGAAGAAATGGCATGATTATGCTGATCGCTACTTCCGTTTCATGATGGATAATTTTCCTACAGAATTGGTTATCATGGGTGCTAAGGTAGCTTTGACTAATTATGAATTGGATATTGATCCAAAGAAGCTAACCTCGTTTGATGATTTCTTTAATAAGTACGGTAAGTATGTTTTTGATAGTAATGATTGATAAGTAGCCTAAAAATGAGAGCTATCTGTACGGGTGTATGGATAGCTCTCATTTCTTTTAGAAACCCCATAAAATAATTCATATGAAAAAGAAGCTCGAAAAGATTGAAAATATTAATATTCCAGCTGTTGAGGAAAAATTGGTCAAGGCTGCTGTTTCGTTGCTAATTAAGCATCCTTTCTTTGGTCAAATGGTACCACACCTCAAACGTACTCGTGCAGAAGATTGGTGTGATACAGCTGCAACAGATGGTCGTAATTTCTTTTATAATCCAGCATTCATTCATGCACTCTCTACACAAGAGACGGTGTTTCTTTATGCACATGAAGTGCTTCATAATTGTTTTGAGCATCATATTCGTAGAGGAAATAGAGAACCTAAGCTTTGGAATGTTGCTGCAGACTTTGCTATTAATCTAATTCTTTCTGATAATAATATTGGAAAGCAAATTCCCGGTACTCTCTTAGACCAACAATTCAGAGATCTATCTGCTGAGCAAATCTATGATAAGATCAAAGAAGAATTGGATAAGAATAATACATTTGCAGGAATGACGTTAGATGAGATGGTAGATAAGCTTCTAGATGAACATCTTTCTGGTGGTAAGGATGATGATGAGAAAGATGGTAAGGGTAAAGGTAAGCGTCCTAATATGGAAGGTATGTCAGAAGAAGAAAAGCAGAAGCTTCGTGATGAAATCAAATCACAGCTGATGGCTGCTGCCCAGAATTGTGCTGGTAACATTCCAAAAGGAATGGGTCGTATTATTGAAGGGCTATCTTCACCTAAAATGAATTGGAGAGAGATTCTTCGTAATCAAATTCAAAGTACTATTCGTTCTGATTATTCATTCCTTTCGCCTTCCAAGAAAGGTATGTCTACACCATTTAAATTACCTGGTATGAAGAGAGATGAAACTCTAGACATTTGTGTGGGTATTGATGCTTCTGGGTCTATTAATGAAGATGATTTAAAAGCATTCTTGAGTGAGATTTATGGTATTATGTCACAGTATAGTGATTATCAAATTCATGTATGGAGTTATGATACGGTTGTATATAATCCCGAAGTCTTCCGAGCTGATGAAGGTAGAGATATTTCTACTTATGGGGTAAAGGGCGGTGGCGGTACTGATTTCAATGCATCATATGAATATATGAAAGATAATTCTATTGACGCAAAGCTTTATATTAATTTCACAGATTTGTATCCAGGTAATGGATTTGGTGATCCAACCTATTGTGATACCATTTTTGTGGTTAGAGGCAACAATAAAGACACAGCTCCATTCGGATTAACCATCCGGATGGATTAGAGAACTGGAATAGCTGAAGTAGATAATGTTTCTGTACTAGTACCAGAAAGATCTTGAATTTCTGTTCCTATATAAAGAGTGTTATCTACTTCATTAAAAGCTAATTCACCCGGATCTAAAACAGTAGGTGGTCCAGGATCTCCTGCTAAACGCCTTTTAATTTGCCATACAAAAGCCATAAAAATATTTAGGTGAAATAGTTTCCAAATAATTGATAAATAATAATATGAATAGAAGAGATTTCCTCTATGCTGGCCTCTTCGGAGGGTTGGGCCTAACAACCGGTGATGTTCTTAGAGCTCAATCTGAGTCTAAGATTTCTGCTAAAGCTCAGTCAATTATTCACATTTACTTGCCTGGCGGTGCTGCTGCACAAGAAACATGGGATCCAAAAATCCATGCACCTATTGAATTCAGAGGTCCATTAGGATCTGTTCAAACAAGTATTCCTGGTGTACACTTCTCTGAGTATATGAAAGAAACAGCTAAGATTGCCAATAAGATCACAGTTGTTCGTTCTATGACACACGGTGAAGCAGCCCATGAGAGAGGTACCCATAACATGTTTACGGGATATCGCCCTTCACCAGCTATTAAGTACCCTTCATTTGGTTCTGTTGTAGCGCATGAATTCGGAAGTAGAAATTACCTGCCTCCTTATGTCTGTGTTCCAAATATGAATTCTGAAGACGCCGGAACCGGATACCTTTCAAAAGCCTTTGGTCCTTTCTCATTGGGGTCAGATCCTGCATCAAAAGATTTTGCTGTTAGAGATTTAAAAATGAATGCAGGTGTAGATGAAGCTAGATTCAATCGTCGTCGTAGCATTCTAGAAACAGTAGATAATCATTTCCGTTCCATCGAAGGTGCTGATGCTATTGCATCCATGAACAAGTTTTATCAACAAGCGTATGATCTTGTTTCTTCCCAACAAGCCAGAGAAGCATTTGAACTTTCTAAAGAACCAGAACATATTCGTAATGCTTATGGTCAAACACAAGCAGGTCAAAGATTCTTAATGGCAAGAAGATTAGTAGAAGCTGGAGTAAGATTCGTTTCTGTTGTTTATGGTGGTTGGGATCATCATGCTGCTATCGGTGCTAATATTAAAAATCAATTACCAGCATTCGATCAAGCATATGCTGCGTTAATTAAAGATCTAGAACAAAGGGGAATGCTTAATGATACAATCGTAATGGTATCTTCTGAATTCGGTAGAACACCCAAGATTAATAAAGATGCCGGCAGAGACCATTGGCCAAGAGTATTCTCAGTAGCCTTCGCTGGTGGTGGATTTAAGGAAGGTTATATTCATGGAGCATCTAATGCTACAGGCGCCGAACCAGAAGAAAAACCGTTGACCGTTGAAAATATGGCCGCTACTATCTATAATCAAATTGGTATCGACCCAACTAAACATTTGATGTCGGATGGAAATAGACCTGTATCTATTGTTTATAATGGAACTGTCGAACAAGACTTATTAGCTTAATTTTATGGATCAATATAGAGTAACACAAATTATTCAAGAACTCATTAATGATAAAAATAATGAGTTATCACAATTAAACAATTATCTTAGTGAAGCACAGACTAGTACTTGGAACTATGTAAATCCTCAAGATTACCAAAACATGGTAAACGAAAAGGATATGGCATGGGGCAGAGTAAGTGATTTGCAAAATCAATTAACTTCTGTGCAGCAAAACTATGATATGTTTGTATCTAATTCTTCAAATTCAACCGCAGAATTGGATGCTATGCGTTCCGTTTTAGAAGCTGTGCGCGGTGAAAGGGATTTTTTCCAATCACAATTAGAATCTAAAGATTCATCTATTGCAGATCTCTCTAATACAGTAGAATCAAAAAATGCCGAATTAGCATCTATTCAAGGTTCTGTTAATGATTTGCAAATTAAAATTACAGAACAAAATACTATTGTAGCTGATTTAAATTCACAACTTAATACAAAGCAAGAAGAAATTCTTTCATTGAAACAAAAGTTAGGAGACTTTGAAAGTAAGCTTCTTAATCTTAAAAGCAAAATCAAAGCCGAAATGGAAGAAGCTACTAGCGAAGTTGAAGATGCTTTTGAAGAATCTAATTTGATTGATTAAGGAAACCATTTAAAATGGGGATATGAAAAAGATCCTCATTTGTTCAGTCCTAGTAGGAGCCACACTTATCTCTTGCACAGAGAAAACAGATGTGGCTCTCACTGTTTTTAGAGATAAACAAGAAGATAAATTGCTGCAGCAAGTTGGTGAAGGAGAAGCTGCTATTGAATTTTATCGTAGGCAATATGGTGTCTTAAAAGAAAGGTTAGTAAGACTTCGTACTATGGAAATTCTTTTTCAGAAGCAATCAGATCAAGCCATGGCAGACGGCAAGATTACCAGATCGTCTTTCTTAGATCAAAAGCTAGCTATGCTTCATGATAGGATTCCAAAAGCGGAAAGAGAGCTAAATGACTTCTATGAAGTTCTAGAAAGGAAAAGAGAAGAGATTCGTTTGATTAAAGACGAAACATATATCAATACTGCCATGGCTAAGACTACTACAGATCTACCTACAGTATCTGCATATGAGAAGCGAAAAGAAACCATCGATAATCTTGTTGAATCCTTAAGAGAGAAAGCTAGTAGATCTGAAGCTCTATTACAAGTATCTCTTAATGAAGAAAGAATGATCCAAAATGAAACTAAGTAAAATTATTCCTCTCGTTGCCATCTTCCTGATTGCATGCAAACCAGAAGAAAAGGTTTTTATCCCCAATGATGTAATTCTTGAATATACACCAACACTTCTAACAAAAAAAGAAGCCTTTGAATTTCGTATTCAAAAAATCAAAGAAGAAAAAGCATTATTCGAAAAACTCTATAGAGAAATTCAATCACCGAATGCTAGAGAGAATACTTACTTAAAAATTAGAGAATTAGATAAGGAAGAAGCAAAATTAAAAAATCAATTATTTAATATTTTAAATATTGCTGAAGATAATGCTGTTAAGAAACATGACAGCCTATTACCAGTAAATGATGAATATTTAAATGATAAAACATTGCAGTCAGAAAAGGTATCATATCCTTTCTGGCAACCTAACGGCGAACCAATTCTTTATCCCAATATCAACAAATTCGATGTTGTTAAAGACTTTAAATATGTGGAAAAATTTAAAGGCCATTTCAATGAAAAAAATATCTGGAGAATTTATAATAAATATCCACAGGTGTTGGATATTAAAACACCAGCTGGTTGGAAATATTGGCAATTAGTACAATCAGCTTGCAGTCATTTATCAACATACGTTCCTACTGAAGATTGCTTAATGGATCTTGCAAAAGAAATTTATGAAGAAAGGGGTATTAAAGATCATGAAACCCTCCATTATAAGTATGGTTATCAGAGGCCGGATCATGTTTTAAAATGGAATATTAATAGTTTATGAGATTAGGATTATGTTGTTTATTATTGGGTAACGAAGCTAGTGAATTTAAGTCTACCACAGTTACATGGGCTAAAAAGAATAATGATAAAATATACAATAAATTAAAAAATATCTATGATCATAATTTAAATGAATTATGCAAAGTAGTAGATTATTGTATTAATAATAATATTTGGCATTATAGAATTTCATCTTCTTTATTTCCTTTAGCTGATCTAGAACCTTATTCTGATTTCTTTAATGATTATATCGATAATAAAGTATATTGGTTAATGTCAAGAAATAAAATTAATGAATATATTTCTTTGGGTGGTAGATTGTCAATGCATCCTTCACAATTTTGTATTATTACTAATCCGGATAAAAAAATATCTTCTTCTTCATTAATTAATCTTGAAATGCACGGAGCTATCATGTCAAATTTAGGAATTCCGGAGAACTTTCAATATCCCATCAACATTCATCTGTCTAATGGAAAAAGATCTCAGGAAGCTATCAATGCAGCGCTTTTAAATATAGATAAATTATCGATAAAAGTTCGAACTAGACTAGTATTTGAAAATGAAGATAAAAGTTATTGGACATGGCAAAAGATTCATAGAGCATTTCCCAATACCCCTGTTACTTTAGACTATCATCATAGATTAATTAATAATGAAGGAGAGCCGGAATGGAAAGCTCATGAAGCGTGTGTTAGTTCATGGGCTAGATATGGAGTAAAACCTTTATTCCACTATAGTGAAGGTAGAGATCATTCATTAGATAGATCACATTCAGACTACATTAAAGAATTACCTAGATACTCTGATATGGATTTGGAAATTGAAGCCAAACAAAAAAATCTAGCTATTTTAGATATTAGACAAAAACATTATATTTTTTGACTAAATATTTTCATGTCTGAAGATCTTCAAATGAAGGTTTCTATCTTAGAACAAGAAGTAATTTCTTTGAAATTTCAGAAAGAAGTTCTTGAAAAAGAACTAGAAAAATTTAAATTAGAAATCAAAAAATATGCCACACATTGTAAACATCACGGAGATAGAATATGTAGAACCAGTTGCGGAAGGTGTAATTGATGAAAGACCTGCTTCACTTATTTTTGGAGTTGAAGAAAATATCAGCAAAGAATATATCGAATCAGAATTTTTAGGGCATATCAAAGAATATACAGGTCATGAAGTAAAATCATTCAGATATGATTTTAATTTTACTGAAAAGTTAGAAGATTAAACGATACCCCTTAAAATAAGTCATGGTTTTAAACTATGGCAAATATTGCGGCAAAACTGTTGACGAAGTAAAATTACTAGATCCATATTATATTAAATGGATAGCTAGTTATGAAAAACCAACTAAAACAAAGAGGGTCCATCCATTGGATGAGGTTAGTGAATATTTAAAACAAAATAAAAATATTATTGAAGAGATCGATCAACATCTAGCAACACTGGCTGAGAAGAATGTTGAATTGATAACAGAGATTAACAAACATATCTTTATGTGCGAATTGCTAGGTACAAAAAGAGGTGTTAATTTTCTCAAATCCATAAAAAATAGCTTATCAGATGGAAGAGCAGTAAATAACACAGCTTTTGATATTGCAACGGACATTATGGCTAGAGGCACCGGTCTTAAACCCATACGTCGTAATAGTAAAAAATATATTGAAAGAAGAGAATCACTTGCTGCTTTCCGAAAATCCACAACACGTAGTGGATTTTGATATATCAAAATGTATAAATAATAGTGTATGGATTACCTTTGCAATACACGATTTGATGTCTCTTCAAGAAGAGAGTTCCTAACAAAAACCAGTTTTGGTGTTGGTGGTGTAGCATTGGCTACAATCCTCCAAGATCTTCAGGCAGCAGAAAGCCCCCTTAAGCCACGTAAAGCTCCTTTACAGGGTAAGGCTAAAGCTGTTATTCATATTTTTGCTGGCGGTGCACCTTCTCACCTGGATACTTTTGATTATAAGCCAGAAATGAAAAAGTTTGATGGCACTTCTTCAGATGGTGGCCAAAGAGAGATTTTTTATACTCCATTTAACTTTACACCATCAGGTAAGTCAGGAATTCATATTTCTGATGCATTTCCTCAGCTGCAAACAGTTGCAGATGAAATGTGCCTTATCAATTCTGTAACAACAGATGTACCTGCACATGGTCCTGCTGCTAAATTGATTCATACGGGATCATTAGTTCTTCCTAAGCCTTCTTTGGGTTCTTGGACCCTTTATGGATTGGGGACAGAGAATCAAAGCTTACCCGGATTTATCACTTTAGGCGGCGCCGCTGAATGGCGACAATCTTCTTTCCTACCTTCTTTATTCCAAGGTTCAGTAGCAAACTTCAATCGTAATGCTGCGCCGAATAAAGTATTACCAAATCTCTTTTCTGAATTCACAACAAATGATTCACAAAAGAATCAAATTGATCTTTCGAAGAAATTGAATTTAATGCATGAACAAAGAGTTCAAAAAGACGAACAACTTGAAGCACGCATTGAATCATTTGAATTAGCATTTAGAATGCAAGCAGCAGCAACAGATGCTTTTGATATTAAAAAAGAATCTGATTCAACCAGAGAAATGTATGGAAATACAGAATTAGGAGCTAAACTATTAGTTGCACGTAGATTGGTTGAAAGGGGTGTACGCTTCGTTCAAATTGAAGCTGGAGGATGGGATCATCATACTGATGTAAAAACAAATGTAACCAGAGTGGGTGGTGCTATAGATACACCAGCAGCTGCTCTTATTAAAGATTTGAAACAAAGAGGTCTCTTAGATTCTACTCTCATTATTTGGGGCGGAGAATTTGGTAGAACAGTAACTACCCCTGGTCGTGTAAATGAACGTTCTGGTAGAGATCATCATAGCAAAGCATTTTCTATGTGGATGGCAGGCGGCGGCGTAAAAGGAGGTATTCGTTATGGTAAGTCGGATGAGATTGGTAAGAATGTAGCAGAAGATCCTGTTACAGTACATGATTTCCATGCAACGGTCTTAAGGTTGCTTGGATTCGACCATACGCAATTGACATATCGATATAATGGTAGGGACTTCCGTTTGACCGATAATTACGGAGAGATCATCAAGGAAATCATTGCATAAGAATTCACGCTGGTCACGTGCACTTGAGTGTCACGGTGGAGCACTGTGTCCGAGGCTCCTTAATCACTCTGACAAAAACCGTCCGAAACCCTTTATAATTACCTTATGAAGAGAGTAATCCTTAGATGGAAGAAGTCTGCTTATGAAGCATATATCCAAGGTGAACGATTGATCAGTAGTGGGTATTATGATTTCGAAGGCAATTATTTTACACAAGGGGAATCAATTTTTTTACCACATTATTGGAACGGTAGAGGCATACGAAATAGTAAAAAATATACATCATCGAGCATATATACTTGCAGAGTACATCCCGAAAAGTATGGATTAGTCTTTACCAGTAAAAGGGTGCATCCAGGTGAAAATCGCGCGGTTCATTATTATAAAATAACGGATAAACAAAAATTTCTTTTATTTTCGATTAAGTATCCTGGTTTGATTTATTTCAATCCTATGTCAAAATAGGATGATGAAGGTTACTTTAATTGACTCATTAGGAACAGACCTTACGGTTGTAAACGCAGCTCGAGTATCTTTTGATAAAGAATCTACATGGGATGTAGTGGGTTATGAAGATGAAATATTTCCAGATTCAAGAACTATCGCTCAGCGTCCTATTGAAGTCCTTAAAAAAGGAGATGAGAAGTTAATTAACTTCTTAGCAGAACACAATCACTGGTCACCTTTTGCTCATCCTCAATTACAGTTCAGAATTAAAGCTCCCATATTTGTTGCAAGACAGTTAGGTACACATCAAGTAGGTTTAGTTTGGAATGAAATTTCCAGACGGTACGTAGACAATGAACCAGAATTTTATTTTCCTGAAAAATGGCGTAAGAAAAATCCAGACAAGAAACAAGGTTCAATGGAAGATGAATTTGTAGATTTAACCTTTGCTGAAAATTGTACAGTTAAAAGCGTTGCATCAATTTGTCTCAATCTATATACAGCTATGTTGGAGCAAGGAGTTTGTGCAGAACAAGCTAGAATGGTTCTGCCACAAAATATGTACACAGAGTGGTATTGGACAGGTTCTTTGTATGCGTTTGCTCGCGTTTGCGGATTGCGGCTTAAGAAAGATACCCAAGCAGAAACTCGATTGATTGCAGAACAAATTAACCAACTAGTATCAAGCAAATTTCCAGTGTCATGGAAAGCCCTAACAAAAAATAAATAAACATATGAAGAAGATCCTATTAACATTATTAGCAATTGCGTCCATTTCTTATGGAGACGAAGGAATTAGTTTCTTTGAAAAGAACATCCGACC